TATTGACGAGGCACAGGACCTCTCACCTTTGCAGTGGCGAATGGTCAGGTCTCTTTGGTCGAAAGCTGACAAAACCTACATTGCAGGGGACGATGATCAAGCTATATTTAAATGGGCTGGTGCTGACGTTGATTCTTTTATCGCTCTTAAAGAAGAAGTAGATCAGATCGACACACTAAAACAATCCTACCGTATACCTGGTGGACCTATACATGAGCTATCACAAAGTATAATCGAACGAGTTAACAATCGTTTTGACAAAACATACAAGCCACGTGAAGCTATTGGTAAATTGAACAGGTATTCAGACATTACACAAGTTGATATGAGCGAAGGCGAATGGTTAGTGTTGGCATCTGCAAATTATTTTTTAGATGATGTAAAAGATTTATGTGAGCTGCAGGGGTGGTATTTTTCTCACAAAGGACGAAACTCTATACCTGTAGATTTATTGATGGCTATACAACATTGGCAAGAATGGTCAAAGGGCAGTATGTTAAATGTCATACAAATAAAAAATATTTATTCTTATCTTGGTGACAACGTAACACGCGGTTATCGCACCGGTAAAACGATGAACAATGATTTGACATATACACAAGAAGACTGCACCGCGGATCACGGATTATTAACTGATAAAGTTTGGTACGAAGCATTTACAAAGATAGATACAAACACAGAGAACTACATACGAAACATGTTAGCGAACAAAGAAAAGATTTCACAAACACCACGAATTACAATGTCAACTATACACGGAGCGAAAGGAGGTGAAGCGGATAATGTATTATTACTTCCTGATATTACTAAGTCTAGTGTTGATCAGAATGATCGGGAACCAGACGAGCTACACAGGTTATTTTATGTAGCAGTAACAAGAGCAAAACAAGAACTACATATTTTAGAACCAAGAAACTATGAGAGGGCATACGTGCTATGAAGTCGTTAAAAAAACAAATTGGTGGTAGTCATTACAACCGATACGAGATACAACCCGCGGAATTCATCAATAAAAACAAATTGTTATTTGCTGAGGGAAATGCTATAAAGTATATTATGAGACACCCTCATAAGGGCAGCGGCAAGCAAGATTTAGAGAAGGCGATACATTACATAGAAATGATAATAGAGAGAGATTATGCCTAAACCATTACAGGTTCCAATGTTCAAACCCGAAACAGAATGGGTTCCACCGACACACTTACCAGATTTATCTGACCGCAAAGAAATTGCAATCGACCTAGAAACAAGAGATCCAAATTTATTAACAATGGGATCTGGTTCTGTACGCGGTGACGGTGAAGTAATTGGTATTGCAGTTGCAGTTGAAGGATGGTCAGGTTACTTCCCAATCAATCACGAAGGTGGTGGGAACATGGACCGCGCATTAGTATTGGATTGGTTCGAAGAAGTTTTACACACCGACGCTACAAAAATATTTCACAATGCAATGTACGATGTATCCTGGATACGTTCTATGGGTTTTCAAATACGTGGTGGTATCATTGACACATTGATTGCAGCATCATTGATAGATGAAAATAGATGGGGCTATGCATTGAATGCACTTGGTAAAGAATATGTAGGCATGGGTAAGAACGAAAAGATTTTACAAGAGGCAGCAAAAGAATGGGGCATCAATCCCAAGTCAGAAATGTGGAGACTGCCGGCACCATTGGTTGGTGAGTATGCAGAACAAGACGCAGTTGTAACGTTAAAGTTATGGCATGCACTACAGCACGAAATATCTAAACAAGATTTGTGGGATGTATTTAATTTAGAAACAAATTTATTTCCATGTCTGGTTGACATGAAGTTTAAAGGTGTACGCGTTGACGTTGCAAAAGCAGAAGCTACAAAGGCACAACTGGTTGATGCAGAAAAAGAAATGCACCGCGATATAAAAAAGATAGCAGGTTTTGATGTAGAGATATGGGCCGCAGCTTCTATTGCAAAAGCATTTGACATAGTCAAGCTACCGTACGATCGCACAGAAAAAGGTGCTCCATCATTTACAAAAAATTTCCTGGCGACTCACCCTGCTGAGTTACCAAAACTAATTAATCAAGCTCGAGAGATTAACAAAGCCAACACTACGTTTATTGATACGATATTAAAACATAACTACAAAGGACGTATACACTCAGATATCAATCAAATTCGTAGTGATGACGGCGGTACAGTGACAGGACGATTTAGTTATTCTAACCCGAACCTGCAGCAAATACCGGCACGACACAAGGAACTCGGACCGTTGATTCGGTCACTATTTATACCAGAAGAGGGCCACAAGTGGGGCTGCTTTGACTACAGTCAGCAAGAACCACGTATTGTTGTGCACTTTGCATCTCTGTTAAAGCTAGAAGGAACACAAACTATTGTTGACGGCTACAATTCAGGCGACGCTGACTTCCATCAGATGATCGCGGACATGGCCGGCATCGAACGTAAGCAAGCAAAAACTATTAACTTAGGATTAATGTATGGCATGGGCAAGAACAAGCTGATGGCTGAGTTAGGACTTCTCAAAGAAGCTGCTGAGAAACTAATCAAGACCTATAATCAGAAAGCACCGTTTGTACGTATGTTGTCAGATGCGGTCTCGAGGCGCGCAGATGACAGCGGTAAGATACGCACGATCGGTGGTCGCCTATGTCATTTTGATCTTTGGGAACCACACGGGTTCGGTATTAAGAAACCACTACCCCACGCTGATGCGTTAAGGGAGCACGGACCGGGGATTAAGAGAGCATTTACATACAAAGCATTAAACAAACTAATACAAGGATCAGCGGCTGACATGACAAAGATGGCTATGCTGGCCTTATACCGAGAAGGAGTTATACCTCATGTACAAATTCATGACGAACTTGACATATCCATTGCATCATTGGAGGATGCAGATAAGATCATTAGAATTATGGAAGAAGCTGTGGAACTGCAAGTTCCAAACAAAGTAGATTATGAAGAAGGGAGTTGTTGGGGTGACATACACTGAAGAATCACCAGCAGAGATAACGCTGGGCATTTGTGATAATTGCGATAACTACGTGCCGTTTATTCGTATACCAAAAGGCGAACGACGCATTTACGAATGTTTAACATGCCATCACAAGTTTGAACAAAAAGTAAATGGTAAGGTTGTATTTAAAAAACTCGACGAGACGTACAGGATAGTTGTATGAAGTGTTGGAGCTGCAACCACGAATTAATATGGGGAGGTGACCACGACACAGAATGGGAAGACAACGATGAAGAGCAACATATGATCATGACAAACTTATCATGTCCTAACTGTACAGCGGTTGTAATTGTCTATCATGGAAACAAGTAAACAACAAAAAGGTATTCGTGCCGAGCTGTTAGCGGCCATAGACTTTCTAGGAAAGCCAAATACACATGTTTATTATGATCTAGGTGGCAAGGGTCCAGCGGACCTGGTTGTCGTGAATAGTGCGACGGGGACCGTGGATTTGTATGATGTCAAGATGAAAAGCTATCGTATGATGAAGGGTAAGATGAGATTGATAAACAGAGTCAAAAACAAATCAGCAAAGAATTTAGATGTTAAAGTTTTATATGTGTAGAATGTCGGATGCCAAAAAACACCCGACATATGAAGGTGAGAAGATAGTTACTAAAATAAATTAAAATAAACTCTTGTCAAATATTATATTTACACTATATAATCCCATAGAATAATACAACAAGGAGAAAGAAACATGCCAGATACAAGCAGTTTTAAATCAGTGTCGGTCTCTGTGACTACACATAACCAACTGAAAACATTAGCAGAAAACCGTTTTGAGGTTCCTGTTAGTATACAGAAAGTCATAGACTTTTTGTTAGAGAAAGAATTAAAAAAGAAAAATGGTAAAACTCGTTGAGACAATATGCCCGCGCTGTAATGGCAACGGCTATATTGTTGTCCAAAAAGAGGATGTAGATTGTCCTATGTGTGAAGAAGAATTTATGCACTTGGGCGGTAAAGTGACGACTCACAATGGCTATGTAATGCTGCCGATAGAGCAGACACGCAAGAACGTTGAGGGTGGTCGTGAGTCAATAGTAAAATGGTCAAGGGAAACTTTGCCAGAAAAGGGCCAATAATGGACCCGGAACAGGAGTACGGATGGTAGGAATGTTAATGCAAAAAAGAATATCTAATATAGAATGGGTCATGACGCGTTGTAACCCGGAGTTTAAAAAGGTCTGGGAGCGCAAACTAAAACAACTCATAAACAGAAGGGTGGAGATGGCTTATGAAAGAATGGTTGAAAACGCTCGAAGCGTACATTAGTTTTTCTATACTTGGGTTCACTATTTTTATTTGTCTAATAGTTATAGTTGTAAATTGTAAATATATCATTAAACTAGAAAGCACTATTGACACAATGTGGCACGAGATAGAACAGGTGAAGGAGACGAATATCGACTTGTATCAATTTATCGAGGAACACAAAAATGACTTTGATTAAGGAAAACAATAAGGTGAGAAAAGAAATCCCTAACAGGATGATGAGTGCAACTTTCGCTTTACCAATCGATGGTAGACGGGTTGTCGGCATTGTTAACTACACAGCAACTGACTCTGGGTTAATGCCTCTTGCCTTTTGGATAAAACTCAAACCAACAGACTCTTATTTAGATAGAGAACTACGCGCAAGCGGCAAACTTATATCTAGGTGTCTGCAACATGGTGAGTCGTTGAAAGAACTAGTCGACACACTATCACAAGATAATGTGATTGGTCAGATGGCAAACTATCTGCACAAGAACATGGAAGAAATTATTATGGGCAAGCAGCCGGAAAAGAAACAACGAGAGTTGTCTACAGATCCGTATGCAATGAAAGAATAATATGGCAAAAGACGGCAAACACTATCCATCTAAAAAATTTAAAGACAACTTTGATGAAATATTTAGACCAGCACATTTAACAGATGCTGATGTTGAATACATTAAGGAACACACTGAACGAGTGTTCAATCTTAAACAAGTGCGTGACGATAAGATAAAACAAATGGAACGCAAAAACGAGAAAGATCTAGAGCAATGTCTGACGAAATAGAAATAGAATGGATACCAGAAGATACGGGAGCACCGTACGAGGTAGACATGACAAGAGTTGAAATAGATACACCAGCACATATCATAGATAAGTGGTGTAAAAAGAAGTATGGACACACAAATTGGGCGCGTATGGGGGTAATGTCGCCTGAAGAATTACTAGGTAATCCCCACGATTTTGATTTTGACGAGGGGATAATATATTTTAAGAATGCTCATTTGGTATGAGGCAGGTTCATAAGTATGACTATCCTACTTCTACAAGAGCTAGTATTAAAGGTCTTAGACACTATTCTCTTGCAGGCGATATTCACGGACAGCGCCTACCATCGGTCACGACGGTTCTTGGCCAAACTCAGCCAAAAGATAAAGCAGATTCTCTTCAACGATGGCGAGATAAAGTAGGTCACGAAGAGGCCAGGCGTATTACACAAGAAGCCGCGGCGCGCGGTACGTCTATGCATTTGTACTTGGAGAAGTATTGTCTAGGCGAAGGGTACCTGGATTTAACGGACGTTGGTAATACAGCCAAGCATATGGCAGAAAAGATCGTGGACCGCGGGATTGATAACAGACTTACAGAGATATACGGGAATGAGGCTACGCTTTATTATCCAGGATTATACGCAGGGTCAGTCGATTTAGTTGGA